CTTGTAGACTTGCCACCAAATGCAGAATCAAATCTTGTAGAAGTATAGTAAAGATTGCTAGTGCCTTCAGATACATCATCAGTATCTTTACTTGCTAGTCTTGTATCAAATCTAGCATCAGTATAATAAAGATTAGTACCCTCTGATAAATCACTTGTAGACTTAGCAGTAAAGGCTGAATCAAATCTTGCTTGAGTATAGTAAAGGTTACTGCCTTCAGCTAAATCATTAGTATCATGGTTAGATAGGCTAGATACAGTTCCAGTAACTGCTCCAGTTAAGTTACCCTCAACATTGACTACTAAAGTTCCTAGTGAGTTAAGTGTTATGTTTCCTGTAGCACTGCCATCTGCTGTAGTAAGACCCATTGTAAATTTATCAACTGATTCATCCCACATAAAGATACTATTATCAGAAGTACCTCTATTAATAAGCATACCTGAGTCATTGACAGGACTTCCTGTAAGACCTGCATTAAGTTGGAATAGGTTATCTTCTATATCTAAATTGGTTGTGTCTAAAGACGTTAGAGTGCCATTAACAGTTAAATTACCTGCTACTGTTAAGCTATCAGCAATTTGTACATCATCAGGTAATGATAGTGTTACGTCTGCTGATTCACTACCACTTCCTGATACAGTGATCTTGTTAGCAGTTCCTGTAATGGTTTGTATATAGTTGCCTGTAGTATCAGTTCCTAATGCAACTGAATTAGCAGCTACAGTATTTGCTTGTATTCCTAATGCATCAACAAATGCTTTAGTTACTCTTGCATCTATAGCTGAATTTGCTCTTGTATCTGTATAGTATAAATTTGTGTTTTCAGTTAAATCAGCAGTTGTCTTATTACCAAAAGCAGAATCAAATCTAGTAGTTGTGTAATATAGATTAGTAGTTCCTTCACTTAAATCATCTGTATCTTTAGATGTAAAAGCAGAATCAAATCTAGCTGATGTGTAATATAAATTAGTACCTTCTGCTAAATCACTTGTAGATTTAGTTGCAAGTCTAGTATCAAAATCTGTATTTGTTCTTGATGTTGTGTAATAAAGGTTAGTAGTTCCTTCTGATACATCATCTGTATCTTTAGTGGCTAGTCTAGTATCAAATGCAGAATTTACTCTTGCATCTGTATAGTAAAGATTAGAGCCTTCAGATAAGTCACCTGTATCTTTAGTAGCTAACCTAGTATCAAAATCTGTATTAACCCTAGCTGTTGTGTAATATAAATTGCTACCTTCAGTTAAATCACCTGTATCTTTAGTAGCTAATCTTGAATCGAAATCTGTATTTGCTCTAGCAGTTGTATAGTAAAGGTTAGTATTTTCAACAACAATAGAAGTATCTAAAGTTGCAGTAGTTGATTGATTAGAACCATTACCTATAAATATCTTGCCATTATCTAAGTTAGGAGTAGCGTTACTTCTTCCAGCACCACCTACTTTAATAGAACCATTAACAGCATGACTTCTTAACACCTTACCTATGTTTTGTATTTGTGATGATTCTCCAGTTGGAGCTGTTGTGGAATATTCACCTGCTGTTGTAGATACATAAAGTATTTCACCAACTGATTCATTTGAAGTATCAACATTAATTAAGTTACCCAGTGTAACTATTTGCAAATTAGTATTAGCATTAGCATCTTCAGCAGCTATACCAAATGCAGGCATTTTAGAAGCATCATCAGCTTTTGCTTTGCCTACTGTTGGAGTGTTTCCTGATACTCCTGATACATAAATAATATCTCCCTTAGAGAGTGCTTCATCTGATTTTGCTGTAAATCTAACAGACCCATCAATGTCTCCAATAAATTCATCAGTTGCAGTAACAGTATTAAATGTAACATCATCAGTTGATGCTACAGCTTGTCCTATAGCAATACTAGGAGTAGAACCTTCTCCAGTTCCACCTGTTACTGTTACACCAGTACCACCTGACATAGATTCAACATAATCACCAGTTGTATCAGTTCCTAATGTTATTGAATTGATTTGCACTACTGTATCTATATCAACATTAGTACTACCATCAAAAGACACTGAACCTACTACATCTCCTGATAAAGATATTGTTCTTGCTGTACTTAAAATATCAGCAGAATCAGCATTACCTGTTAAGTCTCCAGTGACATTTCCGACTAGGTTTCCAGTGACATTACCAACGACATTTCCTGTTAAATCACCTGTAAATGTATTAGATGCAGTAATACTAACACCTGTAGTAATCCAAGCATTATCAGCAGCATTTCTGATCTTTAATACACTGCTAGATGTATCTACCCATAATTGATGAGCAAATGTAGTTGATGGTTCTGTTGAACCACTATTAACAGTTGCAATAGCTAAAAGAGCATTGTTTAAATCTGCCCTAAAGTCTGCACCTGATTGGTTTGCTATGTTGTAATCGTGTTGTGCCATAATAAAATCCTATTTTATATATCTTAAATCATTCAGGGATAGTTGGAAATATCACATCAGCAATATTATCAGTTGCTTGTTGTGAAGATGGTAAATCCCTTAATTCCTGTCTATATGTTGACCATTCTTGTTTCTTGGAATCAGATAAAGGACAATCATTTACTTGAGTCCAGTCTGATTCTTTTAATAATTCGTTTCTTTGTATTCTAATTGTTTGCCAAAAATCTATAGTTTGTTCTACTGCTTCACCATCAATAATTTTATATTCTTCAACTGCATAAACACCCTCTATTATTGATTGACCTTCTTGTAAAGGTATTTCAGATAATGCCACATTTGTTGCACCACTCTCTAAGACTTCTCCTGTTGCAGTGTTGTATGTTGTGTATTCTATTATTGTTTTCATTTTATTGAGTGTTATCTATAAATACATAAAGTGATTGGTATGTACTTCTTAGTTTTGTTATCCATCTTACTCTCCAATATACTTTATTGGCATTTGTTCCTGATGTTGGTAGTCCTGAGATAGTTCCATTATAAGCAAAAACATAGGTTCTAAATGTTCCTGCTGCCATAGTAACATTTTGTATACCACCTGCTGCTTGAGTATATGTAGAGCCACCATTTACACTGTATTCTAAAACACCATTTGTACAGTCACCATAAACACCAGTCCAAATTGCTTGATATGAAGCACCATCTCTAACATCATCTACTACACATGAACTTAAATAAGTTCCTGTTGTTGATGTTATGGTTGTAAAGTTTGTTGAACCTCTTTGAAAAGCACTAGCGAAAGTTGATAAAGGCACTGCTGAACCTGTATGAGAAATAATATCAGCAGATACATCTGCAAAATGTTTTACATTTAAAGTATCAACATTAATTCTAGCTGCATCTAATTGGTCTGCTGTTATCTTGGTAGCTGATATGCTTTGTACTTTATCATTAGTAACAGCGTTACTAGCTATCTGATTTGTATCTACTCCACCTGATTTAATAATTAAATTACCACTTCCATCAGTATCTAAAGTAACACCATCAATTAATATTTTATCTGCTGATAGATTATTGATTCTTGCATTATCAATAAGAACAGTACCACCACTAACAACAAAAGGACTAATACTACTTCCTGCATCATTATCTATTTTAAAAGTGTCAGCCAAGAAGGCTATTGTGCTAGTAGCACCAGTTCCTGAATCAGCATTACTGTTAAGAACCATTTGTGCAACTTTACCATTTGCATTTAGTTGTAATACATAAGATGCAGAAGCATTATCATTAATGTCAGTTATTGCTGTTGCATTTGTTGTTATAGATGCTGTATTTCCACCAACTGTAGAAGTAAGACTTGTAATATCAGAAGCAAGAGCTGTATCTGCATTTGCTCTTGTTGTAGCTTCTGAAGTAATTGCAGAGGTATTACTATTAACAGTAGAGGTTAAGCTGGTTATATCAGAAGCAAGAGCTGTATCTGCATTTGCTCTAGTAGTGGCTTCACTACTAATAGCAGAGGTGTTTGAATTAACTGTAGAAGTAAGACTTGTAATATCTGATGCTAATGCAGTATCTGCGTTAGCTCTTGTAGTAGCTTCAGAAGTAATTGCTGAAGTATTGTTGTTCACTGTAGAGGTTAAGCTAGTTATATCTGCTGCTAAAGCAGTATCTGCATTTGCTCTTGTTGTTTGTTCAGTGCTTATTGCTGATGTATTACTATTAACTGTAGAGGTTAAGCTAGTTATTGCACTTGCATTAGCTGAAGTATCAGTTGTAAGAGTAACTATATCACCCTGAGCTGTAGCTATATTTGTTGTGTTAGTAGATACAGTTGAGCTTAATGAATTATATAAAGTTATTAGTGAAGAATCTCTAGCTTTTACCCAACCATTATTAGATGCGTTTCTAACATACATTTGATTATTATCATCAGTATCTGCCCATAAATCTTGAGGTTGTAATGCAGAGCTGTCACTTCTTGTTGTTGGAGCTGATGTAGATTTTATTA